TAATATGATTGTCCAGTGTAAGTAACAGGAGTACCTACACCTTCATCATCATATCCAGCACCAGCATCGCCGGCACTGTCATATTCTGTTGTATCACCATATACTGCTTCAGTTTCACCAAACTGTTCTGGTGTAACTATTTGATCACCAAGATCACGACTATTGATCTGTTCATTATCTTTGGTCATCAATTCTTTTACTTGAGCATCAGTGATGGTATCGATATATGCTTGTTCATATTGCGGGATCTTTTCAGCAGGAGCAAGCATACCAATAATTTCTTTTGCTATCAAATTGTCAATGATAGGATTATTCTGCACTAGACTCTTTGCCTGACCCATCAAGGCTAGTCTATAGTTTGTGTCATGTGCTTCATAATCAGTATTATAATTCACTTCACCAGCCCAACGCATATTCATGAATCGTGCGGCGTAAGTAAAGATCAATTCTTCAGCGACTTCCATCAAGCGGGCTTTGCTCTTTGCGAGTCTATGTAATTGTTTTCGTTCCTCTATGATGGCTACGCCACTTGCTAATTGATTCTTTGTATTACGCAAGCCGCCTAATCCTGTTAGACCTTCGATATTTTCTAATATCTCACGTTGACGATTTGTGATTTTATCAACATCGCCAGTTTCTACAGGAATAGTTTCTACTTGTCCTGCGCTTGCACGAACGATTGCACCAGCGTGTACAGGGATTGCAATACCTTTATCTGCGCGAATAATAGTCTTAGCAAATTGAATGCTTGTATACGCTTCACATTCTAATTTGTAGTGTTCACGTTGTGCGTCACTTGCACTATCAATATCGCTTACGCCAATATCAATTGTACGTGGATCACGACGACCATAAACGATAAAGCCTGGAATTGCCATGCCCGGTGGATATGTTCCACCACCTATTTCTTCGACGTCGCCTTTGGCAACGTTCTTGCCAACTTTATAACTCTTCCAATAACTTGGGTACTCATCAGTACCAAGATGATAACATTTTATGTAATAATTTTCTCTATCTTCGCTTTCAAGTACTTTGACATACTTGATCATTGGCTTGCCGCCAAAGTATTCCCATTCCCAGTCCCATACGTTTAGTGGATTGACATTTACAACATATGGTCTGCCATAATTTGCATCGCCTGCTACTGGCATGTCAACAAAGACCCAACAGTGGCCGTAAATACTTGTTAGGTCTCCTACTTGTTCCATAAAGCCATCTAGTGTGCGATTGTTTAGATCACTATCTAATAAAAATAATTCTGCCCATTCAACGTTGTCTGGATTGATTTTTGCTCCAGTAGGTGTACAGAATGTTAGTTCGCGTTTTACGCCTGGCTCAAATAATACATCGTTGATTGTGTCAACAATGTATCTACAAATTGGTTGTGCTACTGTATTCTGTACTAGATCAAGGTAAAGATTGCTATCTTCACTGGGACGCTTTTTACGAACATATGTTTTGAAAATATAACCACCAAGATAGGCATATTGATAGCCTAGCATTTGTTCATAGATTGCGTTATATATTGGATTCTTATGTATTAGGTCTTGTGCTTTCATATTTTATTCCGTTGACGATTATTTTTCGTCTAGATATTCGTAATAATCGCCGCCGAACTTTTCGTCAATATATTCTTCTTGTTCCATGCTAGCATACTCTAATGGATCCATATCCATAACATCTTCAGTTTCTTGAGTATACATTGCATACTTGTCAAGTGCTTTCATGACTTCTGGAAAATCACCAAAGTATCTTTCGATTTCTGCTTCACTATGACCCATATCAGTAAGATATCTTACAACATCTTTTGCTAAGTCATAATGATCATCTTGAGGTATATAAAACTTTGCGATATTATACATTTCGACCATCATCTCGAAATCCATGGTGTTTCTCCATTATATGTTTTGTATTTATACTTTATTTTACCTTTTTACATGTAAACTCATTACAGTCTTTGTGCATACGACTGAACCATACTACATGCGTTGATTCATTACAAAAATCACAAACAACATATGGGTTCTTAGGCTTTTGAAAATTCTTACCATATTTTTTGGCAAGACGATCATATCTAGTTTGTGGTGTACCTAATACAAGATGTTCAGGATTTACACATGCTTTATTCAAACAAACATGTTGTACTTCTTTTCTTTTTATTTGCAAGCCTTTATGTCTTGCCATTACACGATGCACAGTGACCATTTTAGGATCACCTTCTCTTGTATCACCTTTGATCAAACCGTAGCCTGCATTGTTCACTGGGCCGGTCCATACCCAGCATTTACTTTTATCGGTAGGTATCTTTGTTCTTTGTAATACACGCTCATGTACTGGTGTATATCGATTCAAAAATTTTCTCATGTTGTATTTAGTATATCATATGGTCATCATTATTTTCACCACCATTTATAATTTCTTCCCATGTTGGACCACCTGGGTATAATGGACTATCTGGCAAATGTTCTTGGCCTGGTACGCGCATGAAACGTTGATCCATACCAACGTATTCTTTTACAGTTTGTTCATGTTCTATTGGGAATAAGTGATGTATACCATAACGCAGTGCGTCGCCAAGACCGTCTATGTGTGCGTATTTTTGTTCGGTATATTTGACTAATCGTTTACGACTACCATCTTCGAAATGGTATGTTGTCAATGCTTCTAATAATAGTTTGTCATCATTCTTTACAAATAGTCCGCCTCTGTTTATAAACGCATTGACTGTGTTATCTGTATCGCTAACTAATGGATTGCTCTTGCGACTATTGACTATTGTAAAACCATATTTCTCTAATATAATTCTGTCTGTAACGCCGAAGGGACTTGTAGTGTCACGATTGACTTGCGTGCCTGACATATCGATAATACTGAATATTCTACGTTTAGGAAAGTCTTGTCTTATCGCATCAGCAATACCTTCTGTTGAGCAGTCTGGTATGGCATAACTTTTTAGTATTTCTAGTTTGTCTTTGCTAACTTGTGCTACAATGGCACACATAACACGTTTGTTGAAGTCATGAAACGTGTATAAATCACCACGACGATCTACAATATTTTCTACTGTGTGTTTGTGTTTGTCAAAGGAATAGTAAAACTGGTCGGCAACACTTTCCCATGAACATAAGTAATCTTGAGCAAATTTGAGAGGCGAGAGTAATTTTCTTTGCTCCTCAATAAACTCACGATTACCACTGCGCATTTGTTCGTAGTTGTAATGTCTAACAATATACTTGTCATTTTCTAGTGCTAATTTGAATAGTTCGTATAGTGGGCCAGTACCATATGGCGTACTGATTACAATCAATCTACCCGCACTGTTTTCTTGACCAACGCTTGGGCGTAATCGATTGGTAATTTCTTGCAATGTATCTGAACTGTATAATGCTGCTTCGTCTGCTACCCATATACCAACGTTTAGACCGCGTAGATTCTCACGTTGTTCTGCGCTTTTGCATCTAATGTATATGCCATTTGGAAAACGTATGGTCATATCACTATTGTTGATATCGACACCATCTTGTAAATTATAATAGTTTATTGCGCTCTTTTTTAGTGGTTCCCATATCAATGATTTGATCATGTTACCAGTAGGTGCGCTATAGATGATATCTTTACTCTTATGGTATTTGTAATCTGTAGCAAATATAGGCAATGCAATGCTAGCAAGAAATGTCTTACCACTACCTGCAGGAACTATATCTATACAATGCTTATCAGTTGTCAGCCAATCTTGTAATAGTGTACTTTGTTCACCAAATAATGGAATATCAATTTTTATCGTTTGATTCATATTTGAATGCTACTGTAGGTTGTGTCCAATCAGTTAGTTCTTTTTGTGGAAAGTTGAACACAGTTTGTATTGGTTGACCACCAGTAGTATGATCCATCTCGACTTTATCAGCAACTACTTTGCTCAATATCATTTGCTGGTACTTGACTACCAAATGCTTGTCGTCTGACATTCTTGCATTGTGATAATCTTCTGCTAGACCTATCGCAAAGGGCTTGTCGATCTTGGCTATCTCTTGCAATAGTCTCTGTGCTGATAGTTTCTGTGTCGATCCCAATTTTCTGCCACTGTTGGGTCTGGCTCCACCTCTGCCCACTTTTGATTTTTTCTGATTGTTTTTCATTATTGGATTTATTGACATATATTATTGTTCCATCATTCTTTATTATCATTTTTTATTCGCTGAATAGCGTCCGCAGCATCCTGATACTAATTGATAACCAAATTGGTTTAGTTTGTTAGTCAATGCTAACTTCTGTTGTTCAAATTCTTCATTAGTCATATGGCGCATATATTTGAAATTGCGTACTTTTAGTAGTACTTGCTTCTCATCCATATTCTGAATGCGTGATACTTCCTCACTCATATCACGCCTTCATCACGCAATATCTTCATGCTCCATGTCAATGCTGCTGGTCCGCCCCACATCAGATATGCTTGTGTACCTGGTGTGTTCTGTCCAGGCTTGTAATTCTTACGATGCCTTGACAAAAATTGATATGTGCGCATGACTGTCTCTAAACTAACACTTTCACGATTAGCATATTGATTAGCACGTTTTAGACCCACAGCCGTGCCACCTTTATTGCTGGGTGTGCTTTC